CGCTGACACTAATACACTTGTTTCACCGTTAGTAATCCGCATAGTGCCTTGAGCAAGGATGCCTATGCTCTCAAAGTTGTGAATCTTCCCTGTCACTAGCATCCCTGCTGGCACAAACATCGTCCGAGCATAGACACCTTTGATTTTGTAATGCTGCGTGTCAGTTCGCGCTTTAAGCGCTTCTTGGTCGAATGAAGCTAACATAGCTTGTTCAATTGCCAAGATTGCGGGGGTATTACCTAGTTCAGCTATAGTATTCATAGCCCAATAATATCACTAATATAAAGCTGAGACGAATGTAGCCGTTAGGATAATGGAAGGTGACGCAGGGTGCACTGGGCTTACTCCCGGAGGGTAGGTCGCCGCTAGTGTATTTCCAGAATCAGAAGACATCAGTAACTGTATGTAATCCCCAGCATTTAAGGGTAAAACAATATTCCACGATATGATGGTAGCCCCCGGTTTCCCTGCATGTATAGCAGGAACAGACACAATCCCCGCACTATAAGGTACGTCTACGCCGTTCTGTCTAAACCACAAAGTTACGTTATCAATAACGGAGTCAAATGTTAATAGCTGAATACTAAATTGAACATTGTAATATCCTGAAGCAGCCGCCACTATTTTAGTAAGGTCAGTAGGGTCAAGATCTATACCGTTAGATACATCCGTAGAAGTAAAAACTACAGTAAGAGGCACTGTAGTAGACGGAACAGGTTGAGCCTCAGAAACATAAACACCTGCAGTATGTGATGCTTTAGATGAACCATATGCTCCCCGCGTAATGCCCGTAAAGGTATTCGCTGTTTTCCCTGTGTACTTAATAAGCTCAGAGTCAATAATGAGGGCACCTGCTGATAAGAACCCATCTGTTGATGCTACTTGAATAGGAGTAGTAGATACGTTTGTTAAGTTAGCAGTGAGTGTTGTGTAGCCATCTTGATGCCAAGCACCATTTGGGAACTGAAGATATGAGCCACCTATATTAGATAACAGGGCACCGAGAGCATTATCTAGCTGATTGAAATATAAACGCAATACGTTATTAAACTGCTCTTGATAGAGCGCTTCGTAGTTACGCGTTGCTAGCGGCAAGTTAGGTGCGACTGGGTTTAATGTGCGTTTAGCCATTAGGTAGATCTCCGACCGTCCAGCTGGTAATCTATTCTAGGACTGCCAAGCTGCCAAACAGTATCAAGTTGATTAGACTCAATCTTAAATGCAAACTGACGACCGCGTACTCGAATAAAAACCTGACCTGTAAAGGCTTCAATAGGCACAGTAGCTGTTCTTACGATAGCTGCATTATCTGCACCACCTACAGAGGCTGGATCAGTATAACCTGAACCTGAGTTGTTTAACGGAATTACAGACATGGTGGCAGTCGGTGCATCAGCAGTTGACCCACGGAAGGTTAAGTCAGGTAGTATTCGTCTAATAAACGCAAAATTATGGCCATCATCAATGTCAAACTCAGAAGTCGTAATGTAAGCGTTAATAGGGAGCGCACTGCCACCTTCATAGTTATTTAAACCATTTTCGTGATATACAATATTATTACTATAAGTTGCAGCAATCGGATAATCTAAAATACCACTATCCAACCAAGCAGTGCGACCCATCGTACCGTAATACCATATTTCTTCTACGTAGTTATAAACTACATATTTATCAATCACCGTACTGTTTGCAGAACAGTAGAACCACCAGACTTCATTGAAACCTTCGTTAGTACCAGCGTAAACTTGAGCACTTTGCAATTTGTTAAAATCATTAAAAATGTATGCTCTTAAATCGCAACGTAAGGTTTGAGCACGGCCATCGTATTTATAAAATTTATCTACCCCCATCCAGTAAATGACACCTGACGCAAGTGCCACAGCATTTTGACCTACAATAGAAATATTATCCACCATCAACTGTGCATTCCAAACATACGGAGCACCTAGATACTGCACTGAATAACCAGCGGAGTCAGTTAATACAAACATTTCTTGGCGAGTTTGGATAGCCGTTACGATTTGTGATCCGTGGGATAGGCGTAAAGAACCCGCTTGGTTGGTGGCAGAAGGTGTCCATGTTAAGTAGTCCTCTTGGTTTGACCAGCGCATTAATAATGGGTCTTGAGCACCTTTGATATTTACGGTGTGTATACCACTTCCTGCTGTTGTGGTTGTAATTAAACCCCCCGTTGCGGTATACGAAAGGTTGCATGTCCATGTAGCTGTATCAAAATTTCTAACATAATAAGGCACGTTAGAATCTAATGGGGCTGGCAGTGTGCCTGTGGTTGTCAAAAATATAACCGTGCCGTCTGGGATATAATTCGTATACACTGGAAAAGACACAACACCCGGAGCAGCATTACTGATTAGCACTTGAAGCTGTGTAGTGTAATCATCGCAACCGAAAGCAAACACAAACCGGTAAATATCTGACACGAAAATATAATTCTGAATAATCGGTGTATCGGCGTCTGCTCCCGCTAGCTGTGCAATATTAATACCTCTTGGGTTAATATACTGATTACCTGAACCTGAAGTTGTTGTGTTAATTAAAACCCCGTTAACCGTAGCAGATATGTTGCAGGTATAAGTTGTGCTGTCAAAATTACGTAAGTAATAAATGGTTCCTGTAGCTAAAGGAGAAGGTAAATCTCCAGTTGTTTCTAAATAAACCGCAGTCCCTTCGTTGATGTAAGGGGTTTGTAGCGGGAATTGAATAACCGCAGGGGTAGCATTACTAATTGTCACTCTAACGGTACTGGTGTTGGAGAACGTATCAAAGTAATACATCGCTCCCCCGCGTGGTCCAAAAATTAAATTTTGACCATAGTTACTCTGGCTCCATAAGCGAATGCTGTTGATGGAAGGAATCCCATAACCCCATGTACCATAACCCCAAGGACCAGCACCCCAACCTGTTTGAGGTATCTGAATATCTGAACCTGTGTTGATTTGATAAACTGCGCGTACTGAACCACCGTGGCCTGTATCTGAACTATTGGCGTTTACATCAACATTAATCGTGTAGTTATCCTCGTCGACGACAGTTACTTGATATTCTTGATTAAGCAAAGCAGCAGTAATAGTACCACCTAGAGATGATGCTCCGTTAAAGGTAACAAAATCGTTCGTCACACAACCATGACCAACATTATGTACTGTGATGATAGATAACCCTGTTGTAGCGGTAAATGGGCCTGATAATGTGGTCGCGTAGCGAATAGGGGTAATGTCATAGTAAGCACCCCCCTTATTGATGTAGTATTTTAAATTGGTGCCAACGGCAATTAAGTTTTGCCTGCTTATGGTTACCCAGTTCCACAACGAACGACAGACCCCTTGAAAAAAAGTAGTGGAGTATTTTACCCAACCCCCAATAACTTCTGGTGTTCCCTGACGGAATCGAATTTTATCCCCATCGTAGTAGCCGCCTTCTGTGGTGTAGCGGGTATTTTCACGGTTAATCCCTGATTTGAAACTTAACTTTTTTAACACTGTCTCACCTCTTAATTAACCGGGAGAATATTTAGACATACGGGCGTTGCCCTTTAGAATCTATTATAAGCTTCATTTTGCGCGGTGTCGCGCCTGCTTCAGCAATAGATAAATGCGTCCAACCACCTGTTTTAGAATCTGCAAACTCTTTTATCACTTTATCGTATGGTAGGTCTGAACCGATAATAGCTTGCACGACCTCGTCAACAGGAACATCTTTAACGCGAATGTCAGCCGCTCTGCCATCCATATGGTCAGATTTTTTAGCACCACCCACAGCTGCATTTACTTCAGGGCCTCGATATGCGGAGTTAACCATTATAGGTTTACCAAACAATGCACGAACATCTTCTAAGAACTCAGCAAGTCTTGTTAGGTTTTCTAGTGCCTCACCTTTAGGCATATTATTTAAACCTTTTTGTTTGGCAGTATCAGAAACAGTTAATTCTTCGAGTGTAAAGTGATCACTTAGCTTTGTTGACATTGCGTTTTACCGGCGTTGGTTTAGGGGGTGCTTTACGCACAGGTTTTGCTACAGGTTCAGGTTGTTTACGGGAATCTATCCATTTCATTATCCCAAGCCCAGCATAAGTGTATGCGATAATATCTATGCCTATGTCTTTTAAAGCCCATAACGGTAAGTCTGCATCACTTGGTGATACACCAGTAAACATATATTCAATATTACGTCCAGCTTGAGCAAATAACCCGACAACTGCGGCTAATAAGCCTATGCGATGCCATGCAGGGTACAACCGCATACGGGGTGACAAAGCACCTAAAAATAATATGATTGCACCGATTACATCTAAAACAGTAATCAACAAGAAAAACGCTTTACCTTCTAACATTAGTCACCCTTTTAACTGGTACTCGTTTAGCTGGCGTTTTGCCTTTTTTAATATTTCTTAATTCAGTACCGACTTCAATAATATCCATCCCTTCACGTTTACTAAAGAAATTACCTACAAAGCCGATAGTGCCAACACCGATTAAACCTATAGAAAAGCCGACACCTAAAACCGTATCAACATCATTAGCGTCAAGGTCAAAGGTTCGACATACAATGCCACCGAGTGTGAAAGAAGCAGCAACACTGATAGCCCCAATAATAGCGCCAGCACCAAACTGTCCATATTTATGCAACGCTGCTGGTTGGAAAAAGAAAGATAACGACAGGCCTCCAAAAAACCCCGCCAAAGCACCCAATGCTTTATTAACTAAAACAAGCTCCATTATGGGATCAGTACATTAGTCACATCTAAAAATTTCAAGACATCAATAATCAGTTTTACTACATCTTGTAATATAAGTTCCATATCAATCTCCTATTTATGCTGTCTGTCCGGTGTACTCGCTAATGCCATGCCAAGTACGGTTAAAGCCGCTTGTTGCTGCTCAGTAAAGTTTAAACCCCAAGCACTGGCTACAAGAAACAGACCTGCCCATGTTGAAGTTTCGGTTAAGCGTTTAATTAAAAAGTCTTTCATCATGCACCAACTGCATTTAACGCATCTAGTCTGCCCCATACCCAAGCTGCTGCTACCGCTGGATCAAATGGAACTGTGGCCTCTGGGTTGTTAGGTTGCGTTGGGTCAGGTTGTGTCCAGTCGGCACCAATGGTTGTTAGATAAGCTTCTAAATCAGCTTGAGTCGCAATCAATTCTGCATCGCCTAAATCATCTGTTTCTGAAATACCGATCATAACCATATCGCGTGGGCTTTGTGTAGCTGGATCAGCTACTACGAAAACACCGCCTACACCCTCAGGATGTAAGCAAAGAAAGGAAGGTATAGTACCTTCAGCAGTTAAACGGTATTTAATACAATGATGTGCCATGCTAATGTCCTTGAGCATATTGCCCTGAAAAAAGATAAGCGCCAAAGTGACCTAGAATACACCAAGGAGCAACCCAAACAGTACCCCCGTGTTTTCTGTACATATGGCAGAAATTATAATCCTCTGATAACAGCTCGTGGTCTACATTTTGAACTTTGAAAAAGTCATAAACTTTATCTTCGCTGTCTATAGTAGATCCACCGTTTGTGTACCAGCCAACATGCGGTTTTAGGTCTTCAAAAACATCACGGTGAATTAGCATAAACCCAGTACCCACATGCTTTACTTGAAACGGGATGTTAGGATCAGTCATGCTATGGTCATCTAACGTATTAACGTTGAAGATACCTGTTAGTGCTGGCAAGTTAGGGTGGTTAAGTACCGCGCCTTGTCTAACCCGATTCCAGTTTATGCCCTTCATTGGCACAGCGCCACCAATAATACCTTTATCAGCTTTAATCATCAGCGCAATATCGTTTGGCTGGAACTTCTGATCGGCATCAATAAACATTAAGTGCGTGGCATCTTCAATCTGTAAAAAGTGATGAGCACAGGTGTTTCGTCCACGCTGAATTAAAGATTCATTACCCAAAAAGATACAGGTCATTTTAATCTTGTATTAGATACAAGCTTCTTTAATCGCAAGCAGGGATTTTAC